AGCTTTGATCTTATAAAAAGAGTTAGTATATGTGAAGAGCATTACTACGAAATGACTATATCAACTTGGGATTATAAATTATCTGTAGATGGAACATATGTACATATACCTAAGAATTGTCCTGATGAGTATAGGCGATATCAACTCTACCCATACTTTGGTGGAGATGAACCCGCACCACATGAAATAACTATTAAAATTAAAAAAGATGTGTGAACTATGTGAAGGCCTTTGTCAAGGCTGCTAAATAACAAAAGGGAGGCCGAAAGACCTCCCTTTTTTGGTTACAGGAACGTTGGGTATGGTGCCCATTTTTAGTGTTCCTTATTTTTTTTCTTTATTTTTATTACAAAAACTTCTTGCAGCTCCAACACTTCCAAATCCCCACTTTTTTAAAGCTCTAGCTTTTCTAGTCGGTTCTCCATTAGGTTTTTTCATAGGTCCTTTCATACCTGCAAATCTACAAGCAAAAGAAACTCTACGCTTTCCAGTACCACTAGTCTGTCTCTTGCCTAAAGTTTTACCTGTTTCTTTTTTATGTTTAGCCCGCATTTTACGGTTTGACTTTTCATAGCTAGCATCATCCATTACTTTTTCTTTTTACCTATTTTAACACAGTTATTAACCATTTTTACTTTACCGCTTTTATCTTTCTTGCCGCTTGGAGATGGTTTCTTACCATCAGCTTTATAACCTTTCCAACATTTTTCAGCACTTCTTTTTTTACCTCTGCTTGTTGCCATGATGTATTTCTTTATCTATTTGTTTTATATCTGCTTCTAACTCTTTAACTTTTAATTCTAGAGCTAGTATATGACCCTCTGTCCATTGCCTTTTGAGATCATATTCTAATCGTTTAACTTCTGCAGGCGGCAACTTCTTCGCCTCTTCTATATCTGATTCTAAGGTATAGTACATTCCCATTATTGTCGATGTAAAAACAACTATACTTATAATTGTTTTTAAATCTAATTTGAACTCAGTGTTTTCACCTATCTTCATTCTTCCATTAATTCTAAAAGTTTTTTAACTCTATCAGCTTCGCTAGATAGCTCTCTGATTTGTTTCTTAGTTAACCCTAGGCTATCTAATTTAGCTACTTGTTCAATTTTAGTTAATTTAAAATACTTTTTGTTTTTTAATTTAAAATTTAATTTATCTATAGATTCGTCTTCTTTAATTTTATATTTAGGATCTTCTTCTAGTTTAACTATCAACTCTACTCTTTCTCTTTCACTTTTTAAAGAAGCTATTTTACCAGGCGAAACACCTAACTGTTTAAGCTTTTTATCTTGTGCGCTTTTATCCATATCATACAAAACAGGATGCTCATCTTTAAATAACTTATTCGCAGCTTTTGTTTTTATTTTGTTTTGCTCTTTGTCAAACACATCTATATCTTCTTTAGACTTCAATAAATCTTTATAAGAATAAGATCTTCCTTCTTCTTCTTTATATTTAGTTGGCTTAGTGTATGGTTCTAATTGCCACTTTGGCCATCCTAAAAGCATAGCAATTCTTTGCCAATTTTGATTGTCAGAATCTACAGCTCCTTGAACGTTTCTTAGTTTTTGAACTAATCTGTCTAACGGGATGTTTGTAGTCGCGGCAACAACTTTAGCCATAGCTCCATATGCAGGGTTGTTTATATCGAAAGGGTCATTTGCTTCAGGACTATCCTTGTTGTAATCCCACTCCATTAATCCTCCTCTAAACTTACTTACTTTTATATCTATAGGTGGAGCAAAATCTAACATTTTCCAAGCAGCATCTCCATACTCAGGTCGTTTTCTATTAGATCTATCGTATATGTCTATAGCAAGATTCTTAACTGTAGAAACTATAGTTCCACCAATACCTAATCCTCTTAAAACATTGTCTACCATAGAATTCGCAGCAGTTAAACTTTTTTCTTCTAATGCACCTTCTTCGTCATCATCGCTAAACGCTAAACCAAATAAAGCACTTTGCAATGTAGTAAATATAATATTTTGTATTGCTCCGTAATATACTATTTTAGATATATTTTCTTTCCAATCACCTCTTCCATTAGCTAAATCTAATGCTGATTTTTTCATTATTCTAGAGTACTGACTAGGGGTATTAGCAAATGCAAGTAACACTTTACCTAGAGTACTAGCTTGTTGTGAAGATATTTTACTAGGGTCTGATGATTGCTGAGAAGTTTCAGCTGTTGCTTTAAAATCTTCAAAAGCTTTTTTGCTAGCTTCTTTATCACTTAAACCTTGTTTTTTATAAGTGTCAAGTCTGTTTCTATAAAATGTAGCTCCACCAGAAGCTATTGCAAAACTATCAGCAAACTGAGTTAACACAAACCCTTTACTCAATAAAGTACTTATAACACCTTTAGCTTTGTTTTTACTAGTTTTAGCTGCTTCAGATATTTCTGAGTCACTTACATTTATTTTTAAACCATTACGTCTATCTACTAAATAATCAGAGTTCATTAAAAACATGAAGTCTTTCCAAAACTGTGGTTGATTAGCAAATGCTTTACCTGCTTTCAATGGATTGTTGTCACTCCAGTTCATGAAGTTTATAGAAGATATAGTTTGTAATATAGCAGATCTAGTATTTAAGAACATTACAGTACCTACAGAATTATTTATATAATCTAAAACTCTAGATTCTAGTTTACCCATGGTACTACTTCTATTAGTACCTGTTTTCATTCTGTATATAGAATTTTCTAAAGCTTCTCTAAAGCTAGCTCCATAAGCAGCTTCTATTTTATTTAAGTTTTTATTAGAAAACGCTTGATCTATATTTTCATTCCATTCTTTTAAATACCTAGACCTAGTATTACTTCTTAAACCTTCTCTAAAGTCTGTAGTGATAGTACCGGCTAACCAGTCTTTACCTGGGTAGTAGTATCCATCAGATTTAGTTAACGCAACTATTTGCTGAGCAAATGTCCCTAACTCAGGATTTTCAGCAACAAAATCCCTCATGTTTTTTAAATCTCTTTTAGACAACCCATCTACTTCTATACCTTGACTCTCCCAAGCTGTGACTCTTACGATGTCTTCAAAAGTAAAACCATCAAAAGCAACTTTCTTTAGGTTTTTAGGTATTCCTTCTAAGCTGTTTTTTAAGGCTTTAAAATCTGCTGTTAAAGTATTTTGAGCTATAGTAGCATCGTTAACACCTCTATTATAAGGTTTTATTAAAGTGTCTTGCATCCATTGCCACTGAGCATTTCCTTCTGATCCTTTACCTAAGAACGAATAAAGTAAACCTCCAAAGTCTTCTGCCGAAGCTGGTATTAAACTAAATCTCTTAACATTTCTACCTGCTGCTTTAGCCTTAACATCAGAATACTCTTTGAATGATTCTATACCTGTCTTTTCGTATATAATGTCATTCATTTTTTGATCTACCGTTTCGCTAAACTTAATCTTAGCTTGTTGAGTTTTTGACTTAACATCTATAACACTCATTACCTTATCAACAGCATCGATGTTCCCTAAGTGATCGTCTGTAAAATAAAAATCATTATATCCTTCTGCCGCTTTATCAACCATCCAACCTGACTTAGCTAGTGGTGAGCTATCACCTAAGCCTGTTATATTTTCTAAAGGTATATCTAAACCTACTTCATCTAAAAACATTTTAATAGACTGAGCCGACTCTTGAGATCTAGCTGTTAAAACGAATACATCTTTTGTTCCTCTTACTTCTTGAATTTTCTTAGCAATATCTAATAATGGACCTGGCTTTCCATCAACAACTTTATTAAACTCTGAAAAATCCCATACAGCTCCTTCAGCTAACATAGCATCTCCGTCTTTAGCAAACTGCTCAGCAGTTAACTTACCTTTAGTACCATCAGGCATTGTATATAATACATTGCTATTTGTTCTAGCTAACGTATCGTCAAAGTCAAACACTCTAATCTTTTTAACTGGAGCATTAGGATCACGAGCAATAGCTAACGCTTTGTCTAATAGCTCTGCCTCAATAACAGATATACCTGAATTTTGATCTGATTCAGAAAACTTTACTTCACTACTGTTTATTAAGCTAGAGTCAAAGTTTTGAGTTCCTTTATCATTAAAAGTTTCACTATAGTTGACAGTGTTATTACCAACTACAGAACCATCTTTTTTAGTAAGTTCCATTATAGCTAAAACTTCATCATACCTAGTTTGAAATGGATCGTCTCCTATTCTATGCTTCATACCCATAGAAGCTTGTTTTCCTTCAGCTCTTAGTATAGAATCTACTCCGTCAGGTAATATTATAGTGTGAAAATTATCTAACTCAGTATTGAAGTCACTTTTGCTTTTAGCAGATGGATCTAGTAAATACTTATAAGTCAACAATGCCATATATTTAGCTGGTGTCATATGTTCTAATACATATTTATCATTTGGAGCTAAATTCAAAGACTGTTGCAAGTCAGTTCTATTTAAGGTAGGATAACCTATTAGCGAAGCTGAGGATTTAAGCGCGCCTTGCATACTTCCTGAGTCTACTGAGACCATCCATCTGGCTTCCGTAGGTGTTAATGTTATTAAATCTTTTGTTTTATTTTCAAATTCTTCTTGAGTAATCTTTTTAGCATCAAGATCTTTTTGTAATTTATTTAACTTGTTAAGATTTTGCGCTAAATCGTTTATAGTTTCTTTATATATTTTTTTATTTAATTCTCCTTCTTTAGCAATTTCATTAATAAATTCTAATTCAGCTTTTTTATCTCCATTTAAACTTTCCCATTTCTCACTAAAATACCAGTTCTTTTTAAATACTCTACTATCCATGTTGCCTTTAGAACTTACGTTTCCAAAATCACCTTTAGATGGCCCAACCAGCAACTTGCCATTAGCATCTTTAGCATTTATTACGTTGTTGTATAGGTCTTCTACATTTCTAAACAATCCTGTTCTAGCAACTTTAGCATCACCAGAAACGTCTGAATCAACTAGTTTTAAACTTTTTGGAGTGCCAGTAACCTCTAAGCCAGCTAGTCCGTCTGGTCCTTGTAAACCAGGAGCAAATAATCTTATAAACTTTTCTCTACCTATTTTTATAGCTAATTTAAGAGCCATAGCTCTACCTTGATTAATACTAGTTATACTTTTCTTATCATAATCAACACTGTTAATACCTAAAGCTAATTCTATGGCTTTATAATCAGTCTGATTTATAACTTTGTCTATTAAGGAATCCGCTATTATATTACTTAGTTCAATCTCATTTGACCTCTTAGATTCAGCTTTCACTTGGCTTTGAAAGGTAGGTTTTAATGGTCCAGAAAAATCAGTAGCAATACGCTTCATTTCTTTATTTGTAATGTCTTCAAAGAATAGCTCAGCAGGATAAAAGTAATTTTCCATAGCGTCTCTTATAGCCGACGTTTTACCATCTTTATTTAAGAAATCTATATTAGCCAGGTTTTGTGACACCATAGATCTAAAGGTATCAGTTTTCATACCGTCTATTAACGCTTGTTTACTCTTAATATCTTTACCAGCTAAAGTCTCGCTAAACTTAATAGTATCTTGAGATCTTGATTCACCCGCTGTTTGATCTAAAACGTCTTGTAGGTTAGTTAAAACATTATCTATATACATGGTAGAAACTTCTTGTTCTGTCATACCTGTCCTTTTAGATATTTCGTTTAAGAAGTCAGGATCATTTTTAAGTTTGAATATCTCTGTCTTAGCTAATTCTTTTGCAATAGGTTGTATTAAAGACTTTTGTCTAGCTATAAGTGTAGTGTATCCACCTCTTGTAAAATATTTTTTAAAGTCATTAGGATCAGGTTTTTGAACTTCAAATATTTGCTTCCTATAATTAGTTGTTTTACCATCAGCATCTACTTTCTTTATATCTTCTCTACCTATTTCAGTTAGTTTAAATATATTAGACCAAGCTTTACTTTTAGCTTTTTGCTTTATAATATCAATAGGCATAGCTCCTATTATTTGATCCATGTTAGTTACAATAAAGTCTGTATATTTTTTAGTAGCAAAACCTAAAGCACTTTTACTTATAGGTCCCATTTCTTCTTTAATAACTTTAGTTATTTCTTTTTCTATAGAAGATTGTATCTCTGTGTTAACCGTGTCTTGATTAAAACCTTTTGTTATAGCAACTCTTTTTAGCTTGTCTGTTACTATTTTTCTTATTCCATCAAAAAGTTCAGGTGTCACAATAGACAAGTCCTCAAAGCTCTCTAATTGACGAGTACCTGGAGTTTCTTTATTGTCCATGTCTTCATCAAACCTACCTGCTTTAACGTCTTCTATTTGCCTAGCAGTTTCACTGTCAATAGACAAATCACCCGCAACCAAGTCATTTGGTAAATAACCTGTTATCTTCTTGTTTAACAATAAGTTTATATAAGCTTGAATAGAATCAACATTACCTTTACCTTTTTGATAATTCTTAACAATGCCTGGTATACCTGAATTACCTGTAGCTACATCTGAAACAACATCATTAGCAACTTCATCTGACCAACCATCCCAATCAGAAGGTTTTAAAAATTGATTACCTAACCTATATCCTTTTCTTAATCTAGATGCAACTTCGTTTTTCCATAATTGACCTATTTCAAACCCTTTTTCTTTTGTAGTTAAATCACTTTCAAATATCTTACTAGTGTTTTCATATAAAGTAGGATTTTTTTCTGATAGTTTAATTTCAGAAGCAGCTATACTTTTCTCATCAGGTACAATAGATATTACTTTGCCTTTAACTTCAATGTCTGAGTTAGGTATAAACTTTTTAACAATAGCTTCCTTTTGTTCAGTTGTATATTCACTTGAGGGAAGTATTCTTTTTTCGATTATCTCCTTAACTCTTTGACTTTCTAAGTTTTTAAAACTTTTTTCTAAACCTTTAATACTAGGAGCTGTTAAAGATCCACTTTTTAATGCTTTACTTAGACCAACAAAGTATTGTAGTATTTCAGTTTCGCCGCTAAATTCTATTTGAAAACCACCAGCTTGTTTTAGCCCAGCGTTAAACGTTCTTCCTAATATAGCTATAGTATTATCCATTTTTTCTAGATCAATACTTGCTCCACCTTCTTCAATAAATTGAGACACTACTTCATCATAATCAATGTTACCCTCCGAATCAAATATGTTAGCATTGTCTAACTGCATTTTACGCAGTACAGAACTTTGGCCAGTGTATTGTAGGTAATTAACTAATTGTTTACCCATCTGATTAAAAGCAGCAGGATTTAATTTAATTAAATTAGCTGATATGCCGTGAGTGATCTCATGTATACCGGTTTCTGTTCTTTTATTTTTCTTCATGTTCTCAATAGATATTATATCCGCATCTATTGGCTTCATTTTTAAACCATTTACATTACCTTTATTAATCTTTGAAATAGCTTTAGCCTTATCAGAGATCATTTTTTTTAACTCTTTCTCTGATTTCCTTTTAGCTTTTGAATCTTCTTGGTTATCAATATTTTCTTCCCTAAATCTATCAATCATAGCGTCGTACTGTACCTCGATATAATTAACAGCTTCTTCATTAGTTTCAAAAACTTGATGATTTAAACCTAGTTCGCTCGCTATTTTTGCGTCTCTTCTAGTGTTGACCTCAATCTTTTCATCTAGCATTATATCGCTAGCGGCAGAGTTTATTTCAGCTTTAGTTGGTTTGTAACCTCTAGGTTTGTCTTTTATAATAGCATCTATCGCTGCAGCTTTTATTCTTCTATGATTTTTTTTCGTTTCACTAAAAGGTAAAGCTCTAACAGCCGCTCCAGTTAAAGCGGCCCAAGGATCTCCAAAAGTATCCGTGTTGGTGAAATCAGCTTTAGCTTGCATTATTTCCTTGTAGTCGTTCTCTAAAGCTTCTATAGCGGAGTTTTTATTTTCATCAGACATTTCTTTGTCATTCATGATATCTATAGCTTCTTGCCTTATGTCCGCAGCATTACTTAAACTTTTAACATACTCTCTTACTACCGTAGGATCACTTATGCCTTTTTTCTTAATGTTTACTTCAGCTTGGTTTTCTGCATCAATTCTTTTAGTATTTTCTATTTGCTGCAGGTTCTGTAACTGTTCAATCTTTTTAAGATCAGCCGCTCTTTGCTCTGAGTTTAAATATTTCTTTTTCTTTTTTCTAGGTAAATTATTATACTTAGATTGTATATTTGATATTTGACGACTATACTCATTGTATTTTTTAGTAGCTTCTCTTATAATACCAGTTTCTTTGTTTCCAGTAAAATCTTTCAAACCAAAAGCATATACAGAAGACATACCTGACATACCAGATCCCCAGGCTCCGGCAGTAAATAAAGTTTCAGTCATGTTTTCTAAAAAAGGTCTACCATCCACTAGGTTTTGTAAACCAGTAGTAAGACCTTCAGCTCCCATTTCAATAGCTGTCTCAGGTAAAATATCTTTTGTCAAAGCGTTTTTCAACCAAGCTCTTTTTCCCATTTCTTCAGCTTCTTCTATAACTGCTTTTTTACTTAAATCAAAACCTTTAACTCTATTAACTTGATCTCCTAAAGTTTTAGCTGTAGAAACATAAGCTAAACCTCCTTCTACTATTCCATATATAGCACCTTTCAGCAAAACTTCTGCATCTGAATATAAATCTTTACCAGCAACAAACTCTTCGTAGTTCATGCCACTAACTTTACCACCAAAAGAATTTAAACCTATCATAGTGGAACTAGATACTCTACCTAATGTATTTAAAGACTTACCAGTCATACCCATGCCTTTTCCAACTGCTCCACTAAGACCACCAGTCGCTATCATAGACAATATTATAGGTGCTTGTTGTGCTACTGATTGTAAAGAATAACTAGCAAGCGATGACCAACTATCTATTTCACCAAAAGCTACATCTTCTTTAAAATTAAGAGATTGTTCATTTTTTAAAGAATTCCAAGAATTCATTAGTCCATCAACAAAGTCACCTGAAGGTTCAAAACCCATGTTTTTTACCATATGGTAAGTTGGATTTATTGTTTGAAATAATTTATAACTCCCATAACCAACGTTAATAAGAAGATCTGCTGTCGCAATACCTAGTTGATTAACGAACTTGTGGCCATCATTATAGTTCCTTCTAATCATAGCCCAGTTTTCATCTTCCTTTTCAGACTTTAACTCAGCATCCATAAATAAGTCATAAGACTTTTCAAATGTGTTTCTCGTCTGTTCTAAGGTGTTTCTTTCCACCATAGCGTTTTCATACAACGACACAGGTAAAAGTCTTCCATCTTTAGTTTCGTAAGCTGGAGTAACTCTTGGATCTACATCATATTTAATTAAAGGATTGTTTATAAATTCATTTAACTCCTCTAAGTTATTTAAGCCTACCTCTAGTGTTTGGTTAAGCTTTTGTTGGCTATATTCTAAAACAGCCAACGATCTAGCTGCTCTTTTATCAGCTTTTGAACCTATTAAATCTTTTATTGAAGTCACTAGAGCAGTGGTTAAACTAGTACCTTCAACTCCTTTTTCTCCTCCTTCAATCCAGTCCTCCCATTTAGCGCTTTTTGTAGCATTCAAGTAGTTTGTTTCAGCATTTTGCCTAGCTCTATTCTCTACTTCAGTTGAATATTTATAATAACTACCAGCTTTAAATTTTAATGATTCAGGATTAAAATCCTTAACACCCATTTCTTGAGCTTCAGCTACTAACTGATTGTAAGCTTCTTCTAATTGTGCTTCACCATTTTGAGTAGTAAATAACTGCCCACCAAAACTAGTTAACTCAAAGCTTAAATCAAGATTATTATAAACATCTTTCGCATCTCGTTTATCTTTTTGAGTTAGTCCAAATATACCACCTTCTATTTTACCTCCATTTTTTATAAAAATATCTTCTTGTTCTTTCGATTTAAACGTGGGTGCATCTTTAAACAATGCAGCAACTTCAGACTCTTGACTAGAAGTAGATAGCTTTATTAAAGCTATATCATCTTCTGTTATATAGTTTTTTAAGTATTTTAAAAAATCGTTTTGAGCAGCTTTAGGTGATCTTCTATTTTTATTATCAAAAGCATTTGTTACTTCACCTTCAAGAAATGAGTCTATTTCAAAAACTTCTCCATCTGGTGCTGTAACTTTTACTACATTATTTCTCGAAGTTCCTTGGTCAACATTGCTTTGATCTTTTTTAAATGTTTCAATAGTAAAGTCTTCTAAAGCGCTTAGATTATTTAAGTAGTCTGCAAGTCCAGAAGCTCCAGTTCCAGCTGTTGATTTATCTTCTTTACCTTCTAAGGTTTTAGGCGTAAAGAGTTCTATGGGAATAATAGAATCATCTGCAACCGCGTCTTCTAGTTTAGCATCTCTAATAGCCACCATGCCTACAGCGCCTGGGACATCTACATCTTTCAAAGGAGATGGTGGTGGTTTAATCACCGACACTAAACCAGGAACCGGCTGACTTAGTTGTAGGTTTTGTTGTATTTCTGATAGTTCAGTGTCTTGTTGTTTTTGTTTTGACTTCCAGGTTTCAAATTTAACTTTTTCCTGATCCATCATAGGTAAAGACTCGTAGTCTATGTTTGGATTAGGATTCCAGTCTTCTTCCTCTTCTTCTTCTTCCACTGCTATTTCAGTAGCATTATCTCGTTTTTCTTGTTCAGAACCTTGCAATGCTTGAACGCCATAAGCATCATCAATATAACCTCTACCAGTAAACTCACCATCCAAACCTTTGCCTTGTAAACCTTCTCCACCTACAGCTACACTACCACCTGAGTGTTCATCTATCCACTTGTTTATATCATTGGTTATTGTAGGGTCATATTTTGACAAATAATCAAACATTGAAACCCTATAATTACCATCTTCTAAAAGTTTTTTATTTAGCTCTTCATTAGTTAAGGTAAAAGTATCTCCGTAAGCTTCTTTAATCTTAGCGTGAATTGGATCTATTGAAATCATATATATATGTTATATTACTAAAGTATTTGATACTGAGCCACGATTTGACTTAATGCTTGGTCTCTATAGTCTTCTTCTGAGTAATTAAATTCTTTTTTACTTCCAGCTTGCATTATTGGTTTACCACTTGCGTCCATCTCTGGCTGACCAGTTAATGGATCTATTTTAGGAACTGGTGTAGCTTTATCTCTTACGTTGTTAAAAGACTGAAATGTTCCTGCGAATTCTTCTGGTCCTAAAAGATCTGTTAGTAAATTATATCTTCCGTCATGTCCTGCTGTTCCTGGCGGAAGCTTACCATTTATAATAAATTGGTTTAACAACGCTTGGTCAAGTACCATTTGTTTCTTTCCTCCAGTACTTTTTATATATCTAGGATCAGTATCTGGCATTGGCTTACCTATAGTTCCGTCTTGTACTAACTGTTCTAAAACTTTAGCAGATTTCATTATTTCATCTTGTATAAGAGCATTTTCTGGTACAAGTTCAAAATACTCCCCACTTTTAGCAACTTTAGTTGACCAGTCTGACAAATTAAAAGAGTCTTCTATTTTAAAATCATAATCTCCTTCTGTACCATATTGTCCGGTACTTGCAATAGGTTTTCCTTGTAAATCTGTTTTTACTTCATCGCTTAATAGTGATATTTGAAAATTAGCATCTCCTGGTTGACTAGATATTACTACATTTTGCTTACCGTCTTCCCATGATGCAAACATGTTTATTAATCCAGCGTTCTTTGAATCACCTAATACTAATGCTCCACCTTCTTCTGCTCCATACTGTATAGCAGCTTTATAATCATTGTAAGCAGTTAGCAAATGACCCATGTCGCCTTTCAACTGTCTCATTTTTAATATAGCATTATTAGTAGCATTTAATACTTGTTGATTTGAAGCTTCTGGACCTAAGCCGTCAAGTGTTGATTTTAAATTATCTCCAATAAAACTTAGTTGACCATCTATTTGAGACTGCAAAGAGTTCCTGTCTTTTTCGTCTTTAACTCCAGAAGCTAAAGTGCTAGCAACTTGCTTAGCAGCTAAAAAATCTTCATTAAACTTACCGTAAGCTTTTTCATCTCTTAGTATTTTTTTATCTGCTTCAGCTTGTTGTGCCTGCTTTTTCTTAGTAAATGTTTCAATAGAACTAGTCATAGCATTTTGAAAGTTAGCTATACTAGAAGCCATTGCCTTCATTTTTGTATTGTAATTTACTCCTTTAGGATTCGCGTAACTCATATTTATCCAATTTTGTAATAGTTATCATCATCAGCATCCGCATTAAAAGCTCCAAAGCCACCTCCACTGCCGCCACTTCCGCTAGATTGCACATCTTGAAGAGCACCAAAAGCAGCTACTCCACTTGAGAGTCCACTAGTTATACCACTCATCATAGAAGCATTACCAGCGGCATTTAAGTCTATAGCATTTTGATTGCTTTGATCCATTAAGTCAGAAGCTCTGTCTAACTTTGCTATATCTCTTGTTTCTTGTCTATCAAAAGCGTTTACTTCTTCAGCTATAGCTAATTGTTCTAGGTCCATTTGTTGTTTCAACCTGTTTGCTTCACCGGTTATTTTCAATTTTTGATTAGCTGCTTCTTGATTTTCTATACTTGCAGCAACCTTAGCTTTTCCTTCTGCAGCGGCTCTAGCTAAAGCTGTTGCTCCACCAGCTGAAGTACCACTTTTGTTAATAGCGTCTAACGTGTTAGCTAAGTCTTGATCTTGCTGTTCTACTTGCATTTCAACACCTTTCATAGCAACACCCATTTGTTCATATGGATTAAATACTTGACTCTTGAGATCTCTTATTTTTTGAGATTGATCAATTACGGGTGGACGCATTTGTTCTAACTCTCTGAGTCTTTTTTCTTGCCTTCTTGCTTTACCAGCTTCTAGACGCGCTGCTTTCTTTTGCTGAGATCCTGAAATTATACCTGATGTAATGCCTGTAGCCGCGGCAATACTTCCCGTTACTATAGCTAAAATTGCTGACATATTATTTATTTTTTATAGATTGTTCATATTCTTTTACGCTCATAGCTACCATTTCTTTTTCCAAGAAATCTAAATCCTCTGTATCAGTAGGATTCTTATGGCAGTTTATCCATATTGAATCTTCATTTGCGCTTATAACTCTTTGTGTTCCAGGTTGTGATATAGTATAACAAGGCGCTTGATAATCTTGTATACCATTTTTATCAGCTACAGTTACATTACCACTCATTAAGAACCATACATGTTTTTGCTTATGTACAGCACTAACTACTACGCTACCTTTCTGTAAATCCATTCTTCTTATATACACTCCATCAGTAAACTCATGTGTAACAATAACTCCACCACCTTCATTGACTAGATTTTTTCCATCACCAATGATAAATTCGCCGTCTGCGTTGTTTATCATTTCCTTGCCTAACTCTTCTATTAGATCTGTTCTAGATAGTTCTTTTTTATTTGATTTTATTAAATTTAATTCCATATTTTATGAGGACATAACATAGTTGCTAGCTACAGAGAATAATTCTTTCATACCTCCTGGTTGAGTTTCATTATCAGTAGATATTTTTACAGTGGCAAAATATCCTTTAATACCTGACATTTGCGCTCCAAAAATTATTTCACCTGGAGCTTGTGTAGAGTTATTGATAAGATTAGCAACGTATCTGTTTTCTTTTCTATCAAAACCTCCATAATAAGTAACTTGATCTACTTTGTATTGACCCATGTTGTAGCTTAAAACCGGTTTAGTAGAGTCTCTATATTGATTACTATCTACATATGTAAAAGGATCTGAAAGTGCTCCTGAAACTTGCAAGTCAGGATCCACACCCGTGTAATCAGAGGCAAAGAAATCCATTTTCCAACCATTACTACCTTCGTAGCTTATAGTGTTGAAATTTTTAACTAAAACAGGTTGTGGATTAAATACAAAAGTAACACTTGCAGAAGCTCTTGGTTCATTGTAAAACACGCCTCTAGTGTTGTTATCTGGTATAGTTTGATAGTAATGCTCGTATATGTTACTATCAACAAAACTATAGTATATATTTTTAGAACTACCTAAGAAAGAAGGTTTATAACTAAAAAAGCTAGTCCATCCCGATACCGTTTCATCAAAAGATACTGTAGCATAGTCTGTATTTTTAGAAATATACCTAGGCTTTTCTTGTAGTGACAAAGTATACATGGCGTTATGTATATCCCAACCTCCTGGTGCTTGACCCTTATATAACTTAGTAAATCTAATTTCAGTGTTATTATAAGTACCTGACAATAAAATAGGACTTGAAAACGTTACATTAAACTTATCTTGAACAGCAGTAGATGTAACATCTGTAACGAAACCTCCTGAAAAGCCTTCGTAAAAAACTTGTGATCCTATATCCACAGAGCATATGTTAGCTGCTGATATAGTTATTGTATCTGTATTACCTGTTCCTTCAAACTCTGGAACCCTAAAAACACTAACATCGCTTAGGTACTCGCTTGAAACTTTCTGTAATTCGTCTCTAAAATAATCACGCATACCATACATGCTTATTTCAGTTATACCATCTCTAGAAAGCCTTAAAACAGCAGCTCGGTCACGATCTATAAAGTACTTTCTAAAACCATAAACAGCAAACGATTCTGGATTTGTGCTTATGCCATATTCACCTAAATAACCTACAGGTTGTCCCAAAAATTTAACGCTAGCTGATTCTACAGAACCTTGATCGCCTGAATATAATGCGTTCTTGTTTATTAAAACTTTGTTTACTTTCTTCTCTTGGAATACTATAAGATTAGTATCTTCTGTATAAAGTTTTTGAATAGTACCATTTAAAGGGTCTAAATCTTTTATTATAGCTGCACCAATAGAAAATACATTTGTTTCATTAAAACCAGTTCTTGAGTTAATTAGACCTGAGTATATTAAACTACTAGATCTATCCACTCTCCTTGGATTGTCGTCAACAACATAAGCTCTAACACCTAAAGATAGACCAGTGTTGTTAAAACCACCTTTATATCTAGACTCTTCTATGTAGAAGTTTTGATAGCCAGTCTTAGGAGTTCCTTGAGTACCGCTAGTGCCAAAAGGGAAAGGTATGTTTTCATAACCCTTTGGGTTCCAAGGTAAACCAGGCCAAGAACCTTGGTCATTAGTTGTTGAAGTACTATTAACAACCTTCTTTAACCAAAAAGAATTAAAATATTTTACCTCTATTGTTGCTGCCATGTTTATATAATCACTTGTTAAAAAATATTATTACCCGATCTCTGGACCTGTAACTGTAACAACCCTAGTTAGTCTTTGAGCTTCTGCAAATGTAGAGGTTGATAAGCCACCTTCATCTTGGACATTTAGTTCTATTGTATAAGTACCATTAGGTGTTAATGATAAACAAGATACTATAGGTATACCTAAGTTAGGAATAAATTGTGAAACTGAAAAAGCATTGTCCGGGTACAGCACACTTGGACCAGACTTTATTGTAACATCCCATGTTAAACCTAAGTTATTTCTTGAGCTATCAAAAGAGCCATTTTCAGCAGCTAATAAAGCTGGAGTCATCTCTAAGCTAACGCTTTTATCTATGCTTCCTGAACCAGTTAATGGATTTGATCCATAATTAGGACTAGCATTACCAAGTATTGTAGGTTCATTAGGCGAAAGTATAGAAGTTATAGGGAAATTACTTACTGAGCTAGGTGCTGTTACTTTTATGTAAAAAGTGTAAGTTTCTCCTGTTGCTCCATAATAAAATAGACTAGCTGTTTTTATTCTGTATTTACCTGGATTAGCTGCATCTACTTCTATATCAAAATCCGTTTTTCTTTCATTACCTAGATTATCTATAACAGAATTTATCTCCATTTCTGCAGTTGTTAGATTATTACCTGCCGTGTCATTAGCATAGAAATAATCTGTAATAGGTAAACCACTAGCAAAAGACTCTACAAGACTAAAGTTCCAAACATCTAAAGATCTAGGCGTATAGATATCACCAGCTTCTATAAGATCGTTCAAGTCTTCAATTAATCCTGAAGTGCTAGTCTCCCAATAAATATCTAATCTAGAATCTATAGGAGTAGTTTCATACACTGAAAAAGCAGGTGTCATTAGACCTGGGTATTCTTTTTTCGTTACGTCTAAAGTAAATGTAGCTTCACCATCACCGGCTCCTGTTATTTCAAGGTTTTGAGTTCCGACAGTATACCCTTGTATGTCTTTAGAGTTTGCGTTTGATATAGATATTTTAATAGGAGCTCCTGCTGCATCTACTTCTTCTATATTAACTAATATTCCAACACCACCGTCTTCTCCTACTACTTGAGTGGATATATTTTCTGATCCAGCAACGTATTCAGTACCATTAGCAGGTTGTGTTGCTATACTATATATTAAATTATGTGCATTAACACTAGGACCTACAGCCCCCATAGTATAATCAGCTAATTCTATTTTACCTATTAAAGGGTTGTTTTGATAACCAAAAAATACCGGAGCTCTGTTATATGGACTTACAGCTGTTGGGTTCCAAAGACCTAAGTCTGTTCCGCTACCTACTGTTACAACAACATCTTCTTTTTGACCAGGATACCATTGAGATGTATTAGCTACTCGGCTTAAATCAAACCATATTATAGGTCTTAAACCAATAAATGCTCCACTATCTGGAACAGCTATCTCATACTTATTAAATCCTTCCACCGCTGTCGTATCAGTGTCTCTATAGCCACTACCAAAATCTACAATTTCTATTTGAGCTATTTTATTAGCAGCTGTTACTGCAGTAACTCTAACAGTCATACCTCTGCCAGTCTTACCCCATCCATTATAATTAGGGTCATTAATTATAGCTGGCACTCTGTTAACTACAACGCTATAAATATCTCCTACACTAACATCATCAGATGTGGCAGCACTTAGATCTAAGCCAAGTGGAAAAGGGGTGTTTGCTTTAGCGTAATTCATTACTCTAGGGAAAAGCTTTACACTAGCATTGTTTATTTGACTACCTGAATCTAAATCTCTTTCTCTATCTCTAGTTTTTAATATGTTTTCTCCTTCTTCCGTATATGGGTCTACAACAAATTTTGTTCCACTAGTATCTAAAAATTCGTAGTAAGATGGATCGTCTTCAAAGCTAGGTCTACCAGTTCTAAAAACTAATTGATTAGGACCAACTAAAGATAAATCTCTAGGAATTTTATTAATATTGTCTGATGAAATAGCTATATGACCTATTGGTTCACTATCAGAAGCTGCTAACGGATAAGCAGATTCACCATCTATATATCCATTTAATAATCCTGGAAAAAATATATTGTAATACTCTTGTTGAGACTGTTTTACAACTATTTTATAACTATACCAACCAGTAGGGTTAGTTTCACTGTATAAACCCGGTTCACCAGTTACATCAGACTTAACTGATTGTATAGGAGAGTTAAAAGTTACTTTTAAAGAATCACCAGCCCAAGTATCATTAGCTGATAACAAATCACCAGCATCGCCTGGGTAGTAAGAAAAGTCTGTAGAAGTACTTTTAGTATTAGTACCAGCTTTATATGGAGTAAAAACAGTAGAACCCTGTAGGATTTTACCATTACTTGTATTTATAGAGTCTATAGACGAAAGTACAGTTGTGGATTGTCTACCATACCTATCAGATAATACTACGCCCACTTGATAGGATCTATTTTGCTTTAGTGTATGGTTTTGATATTCTTTTCTTATAGAACTACTAGTAGCACCTGATAACGGCAACTTTTCACTAACAGAAACAACGTAATCTAAACTAGCTGGCGGTGTCCCTTTATCTATGTAATTACCGTATATTACTCTATTTCCTGCTACTTCTTGACCTAAAGATCTTAATGGAGTTTGGTCATATACTCTAAGCAAAGCTGTGTCTGGAAGTGTTTTATAAGGCTTTTCTGACTTGTAGTTATATCTATAATATTTATAATCAATGTCTCCCCATGAAGAAGCGTCTTTACTGTCTAATACTTTTAAAGATGTTTGATCTGATTGCTTGTATATTATTTCAACTTCTGATACTTTAAATTTATCTTCTGCATCTTCCCATTTAGCTGATTTATTTGTACCTTCAAAAAAACCTGGCGCTGGAATAAGTAAATTTATATTATTTATCTTATTCTGCATAAATTCTATTTCAGTACTTTTATAAGACTGATTCTCTTGTTCACCAATGAAATATCCATCTTGTTCAGGTACAAAACATGGTTGAGTAAATGGAGATATTAAAGAGTATTCACCATCTTCAAATTTGTATCTATAAGCAAATCTTACAAACTTGTCTTTTAAAAAGTTTTTATCACCTGAAAAATTAGCATCATAAAGAGGGTTTGGGGTTACTCCATCAGGAAGTTTTTCGCTAACTACGTCTTCCATCATAGCTATATCATCAACCACTAAGCTAAAGCTAACACCTGTTCCAAGTTTTGATAAAACGGTTACTACATCTCCAAGTTCATAACCTTGACCAATATCCGCTATTTCAAAGCTTGTTATATCTCCACTACCACTTACAGTTAATATATTAAACGTTAATCCAAAACCTTTACTTGGAGACGTAGCTGCTGTCGAAACATTGTCTTCTACTATATATCCTGTACCTGTTCCAGTTTTATTCATCTGAACTACTTCTGAATTAACCAGCTGTATACATTGATGTGGATATATTTTAGCTACAGATATTTGATCCTCAGTAGTGTAATATGTTATATCGTTTAAAGCTCTTGTAGTATTTATTTTTCTTGGTTGGTTTCTATTATCACTCCAAAATAGAAATTCTCCTATATAGTTTACTCCATAAATTTTAGAAGCTTTAGAAAAATTTAAAAAATTACCTTGTACAAGTATTGATCCAATACCAGTATTTGTATTATAAGCAGCTATGTAGCACTTAGCAGCGTCTGGAGCAAAATTAGATAAAAGATCAGTGGAAGTATCGATGTAATTAGTTATGAACACATATATAACCCCACTTATGTCTTCAGCGAAAAAACCTATTATATCTAAATTACATTCTGAGCTTAAGCCAAAATCAGTTAAAGATACATTGCCTAATACATTTTCTAAAGCGCCTACGTCTTCACCTTCTGATTTACTTACTGCAATGTTCTGAGCATCTCTATACTCCCCAGGTTGAATTAACCTTGAGTCTAAGTCTTTGTTCATCTTAGACTTGATAAAATTGTCTCTAATCTCAGCCATTTAGTTTAGTGTTTAATCCATTTAGATTTACCTCTCATTACTTGAGATATTTCTTCAAGCTTTATATTTGATAATCTTATTTTAGCATTTCTTAATGCTGCTCTTCTTTCTATCTTATACCTTCTAACTACATATTCAGGTATATTAGCACGACTAGCTAGTATACTATACAATATATGCATATACATAGCTTCTTCAGCCATTTTTGGTATTTTAGTGTCAGCATCGTTAGCGACTCCATCAGATATGTATTGTAATACTATTAAAGAACCGTTAAGGTTACTACTAAAAGAAAACTTACCTTCTCTTTCATTTATAGTAAACCAACCATTGCCTTGAGAATACTGAGGATCTAGACCGTATCTTTGTCCATAGTTTAGTTTCCACCAGTTCCAGCCTAATACGTCTACATTGTTAAAATCATTCCAATTATAATTTCCAGATATATCTAAATCATTAGCTGTAGCCCAGGCTTCATTAGTTTGAGACGTTCCTTGTATGTTAGAACCATATGAGTCTTGAGCAGGAATACCATTAGTATCCTGTAAAGGAACTGTATAAGGATTTGTGGTTAAGTTATTAGCTGGATATATAATGTGTTTAACACCTAAATTGTCTATTCTAGCAAGCTCTACGTAATTTACATAATCTTGAGGTATTATAACAGATAAACTAGCAGGTATAGTTAATTCTTGAGATTTAATGCTTTTTAAAGTATCATAACTAAATTCTTGAACACCTCTTTTAGCAAAGAACATAACATCAGTTCTTTTAACATTAGGTATAAGTTTTCCATCTCCTACATAAGCTACTATAAAGTTATTTATAACTTCATTTAAAGATATATACTCATAACCACCATAATTGTTCCATTTAGCAGGTATAGTTAATATAATTCTAGCTAAAACACTAGATAAAGCACTACCTATTGAGACAGTTGTTGTAACAGTTTTGTTGCTGTCACTTAATGTTAACGTACCAGTGTTATCTACCCACGTTGCTCCACCATCTGTAGATTCTTGCAAGTAAAAATTAGCTGGTGCACTTGAAGATGATAAAACTAATTCTGTATTAAAAGTTGTTTTAAATTCTACTTGTGTTGATCCAGCACTTATAGGGTAAACTTTCTCAGCTGAATAATACTCTTCGTTACTTTCTGTTATTAATCCCATTTTTTATTAAGTTTTTTCGTTTGCTGTGTCTTGCTGTATCATAGCGGAAGCTGTTTGTACAATTTGTTGATCTCTTATTATTACTCCAGAATACATAAGTATGTTTAATATAATATTAACTTGTTCTGTGGGGTGTAATCCAAACTGAACTGAACCAGTTGTAGGAATAGCGGCTGGATCAGCTGCTTGTTGATATACATAACCACCTTGAGCATTTGGTTTATAAGCCCAAACAACATCTATTGGTTTTCGTATGTAAAATATAGGTAAATCGCTGCTTATAGTTTCTGGATACACGTCCATCTTAAGACCTGGCGCAGCAGGTGCAAAAGGTGTAGCTAAACCATCTAGCACGTAAGCAGGGAAAGATTCAGTAGGTTTAGTGAAAGGAGACTTGTTTATTAAAACATAATCTCTTCTACTCATTTCTTGAAGTAATTTATCTTTATATGTTATACTACCTATCCTATGTAGGTCATCTGGAAAAGAATACAATGGTGAGGCCGCTGTAGTGCATACACCATGAGTTTCAAACATACCTATTTTTTCATTTAGGTTTTTTACTCTGTTAGCATATTCACTATCATTGTCAGGCATACGCAATGCTTGATTAAGTTCTTCAAAATATTGTTCAAATATTTCTAATTGAACTTGAGTAGCTACTTTATTAAACTCAGCTGGAGTTAAATAACCTCTTTGTTCCTTATTTAATATGTATAGAACAGTTTGATATACTTGATTTACGTTTACCATTTTAATATTTTTAAAAAAAAAGGGTGGCGAAATACCACCCTAATTATATAGTCACTTGTTATTTGAACTTTTTCTCTATTGACTTATAGACTGCAAGTCCTTCATCAGTTTTAAACCAAGCTGCCATTGCTGAAAACGGATTTTCATCAAATGGAACAGTCATTAGTTTCTTGCCATTACTAGCCCAAGTAAATGTTCTTTGATCTGGAGATAATACAATAATACCTGCTTCAGAAGCTTTTATAGCGTGATTTCTCAACTCTACGTTTCCATCTTCTAATAAAGCCATAAATGTTTGTGGGCTTTTTTTAGCAAACATTAGTAAATCTCTTTTTATTTCTTTCGAGCTCATCTTAGAAACTTCAGATCCAATCTCAACTCTTAGTATAGCTTCTGCATGATCTACATCTATACTTTGAGCAGCATTTAATGCTTGTATTTGAAATTCTATCCAACTTAACTCGTCTTTAGCGTCTTCAACTTTATCATGTTCTTTATATATCCTGTCTTTAGCGGGATGATACATTGATAAAAGTCTTTGTAATGAAGCTTTCTCTTTAGGAACAGTTAACACACCGTTTTCAAAAATTATATGCTCTAGTGTTACTGGGCCATTTTGCTCATCAACAAATATAGATTTTTGATTAGTTGCATATCTTAATTCTCTTTCGTATCCTTTCTCTTCGTCAAACCACAATAGAGGATGTCTATTAGTATGTCTTGAAGACAACTTTAGAATTAAAGGTTCTTTATTACCTGTTAAGTAGTAAGTTCTAGTTTTATACTCCCAAGTATTTTTTTTAACTTCAGCTTTAGCTGGAGCTTTTTTTTCTTTTGTTTCCATAATATAATATAATATAATAATTAAAAAAGACCCCGCCGAAGCGGGATCTTATTATTGTTTTGCTGATTAAGTTGCAGCTGAATCAGTAATTTCTATTGACTTGCAAAATAAACCTTCTCCAAGATCTACTACAATAGCAGGTCCAGAAGCGCCATTAGCTTTCTCAATAGCTGCATTAATTCCATCTCTGGAAGCAGCAGTTAAATCAGCGGCAGCGTCTGCAGAATTTGCCCCGGCTATGACAGCATATACCTTAGGTGCATTACCACCAAGAATTATATTAATGTCCTTACTCGTAGATTGTGGAGCACTTACGTGAAACAAATCATCTGCAGGTAATAAATCAGCAGATCCGTCTGCTTTCATGAATTTTAAATATCCCATTTTCTTATTTTTTTTAAATGTTAATAATTAATTAAGCTGTAGCTTTGAATAACACGAAGTTATTAGCTGCTTGAGTGATTAAACATCTTTCAGATAAGAAATGTACTTGCATTGCATCTAAAGAAGAAGTATAAGCACCACCAACAGAACCAGTGATCCAGTTTTTCATTCTTCTATCATCAGCTTCAGAAGCTCTATATCTTACGTGTAAGAAAGGTCTTCTAATGTTTGATCCAAGCATTTGATCGTATACTGTAGATGTTCCAGCAGGAATCATCACACCATCGATATCTTTTGTAAGTCCACGAGTAGTCGCATCATTTAGATATTTCCAGTCAGTTTTGTAGAAGTCATAAGAACCTCTTCTAAAACCACCAAATCCAAAGTTTAGCGCCATTTCAGCTTCGTTATCAAATAAACCGTAAGATGCAGCTGTAGTAGAAGCATAACCTCCACCAGCTTGTGCAGCGATCATATCATCAAAATCAAGAGCAGTAGCTCTGTTTAAGAATAACATGTTTTCTTCAATAGCACCTTGCTTATCTAATTGTTTAAGGATAGCATCAAAATCTCCTAATGCACCAGCTCCAGGAGCAGCAGCACCAGCAAAATTATTCCATACTAAACCTCTTTCTTCAATAGCAGCAAACATACCTTGTGTACCTTTTGGTGCAACAGTAGCTGTAAATTGACCATTAGTACCCATGTCATCTAAAGCACCTGAACCAGTAGCAGCAAGTTCACCTTCAACTGATACCATTTCAAGGTAATCTTCAAATCTTAGTCTTGTTTCAGACTCAGCTTTTAAATACCATAAGTATCCAGATGTTCCATCTTCAGTTGAAACTTCAACCCAACCAATTTGAGCAGCATCAGAACCTGATACTTCGAATTGATCTTTGATAATAACAGGAGAGTTAGTATACGATTTTAGTTGTGGATTAATTGATCCACCCATTCCGTTTACTCCTTTTGGAAATTCAGAACCATAAACAAATAGTTTGATGCTAGTAGAATCAACCGCTCCAAAAACAGCGTCTAAATCTGCTTCTGTATAAGGAAGGCAAGTAATAACTTGACCACTAACGTCAGAAACTATACATTTTACAGTTTTAAATCCATCAGAAACAACTACAGTGTTATTTACTCTTACAGCATTGTTTTCACCTGTCGCAAGAGTTAAATTGTTAGTACTTGCAGTACCTGCACTTGATGTTCTAGATACACCTTCATAAGCAATGTGTAATCTATTTTGTTCAGACCAAACAACTTGGTCAGATGTCATTGGCATTTCAGCGCCAACCATTCTCAAGAAACCAGACAAAGTCCTGTTTCCGTATCTTTCTACTTCTTGCTCATAAAGCTCAGGTAGATATTGTTGTGCCCATTGGCCAGCATCGTTAAAATCGATGTAGTTAGTAGGTTGTGTAACCTTCTTTGGCATTGGCGTAATAGATGCTGGAAAAGCTCCAGCTGGTGAATTGTCTACAAATCCCATTTTTTTAGTTTTTAAGTTTTATTTTTTTGTTTTAAATTTTAACTTAGAGCCATCTGAACCACTAATAGCTTTAACTCTTAAACCATTAACAAAAACATCTCCCTGTGAAGGTCTTGTTTCTTGTTGTATGTTTTTAGATCTAGCTGTAACATCTTTAATTGCATCGGTTTTACCTTGCTCATAAAAATGTTTAGCTATGCTGTCAGCATTTCTAGCGGCATATAAAGCCTTGTGATAACCATTCACATCAGATATTTCACCTTGTTTGTTTAGAAACTTTCCAACAAAATTGTTTAAATCTGATTGATTTGTTGCTACGTCATTAGGATTATTTACTTTATACTTAAATCGTTTTTCTCCTACATTGAAATCAAAACCTTTGAAATCGTTATTGAAAAACTTTTGTGTAGTATCTTTAAAATTATTATGACGCTCACGAATAACTTTTTGCTCTTCGTTGTGTTTATTGTAAAAATCTAAAGCTTCTTTGTTTCCTTGAGTAGAATTTGACCTCAACTTGATGTCATCATAGTACTTACTCTTAGAATTATTCAAATAAGTTTTAGCTTTAGCAATTTCTTCTTTTAAATAGAGTTTTTTAAGTTTAATATCTCTTTCCTCATCGTTCTCATCATCCCATGAAAATTTATCTTCTAATAAAAAAGATACTTCATCGTTGTTTAAGTGAGGTTTGAGCTGCTTATAATACTCATTTAATAGTTCTTCATTATCTAATGAACTATAATCTTTATTTAAGTTTACGTAATCATTTATATCTCCACCTGTTTCTTTCATGAAGTTAACTAATTTCTCTACGTTTTCCGGTAGATTAACTTCTGGTGTTTCATTAATTACTTTTTTAACTTCTTCTTCTTTAATTTCTTCTATAACTTCTTCAATAACCTCAACAGCCTCTTCAACAACTTCTTCTTTAACAGGTTCTTCTTTTACTTCACCTTGAACTTCTACTTCTTTAACTGAGTTAGCGCTTGAAGCTTCTATTTCTTTTGCTTTTTCTTCTTTACTTTCTTCAATAGCTTCTTCTTCTTGCTTTTTAAAATCTACTTTAGTTATTGTTTCTTTTTGACTTAGTTTTTTAGGCTTTTTTTTCATTTTAAAATCACCTTCTTTTTTTGGTTCTTCTGACATAATATAATATAATAGTTAATAATAATCTATGATGGTGCAAACTGCTCTAATCCCATACCTCCTAAAGTATCATTACCTTGAGATTCAAAATTAATAGGCACACCGTCATTTTTTCTTTGTGAAATCATTTCACTTTGTTGTGTTGCTTGTAATTTAGTTCTTTTATCTTTTCTATCTTCTATTTCTTTTTCTTTCTGCTGTGTTGCTCCAACTTGCGCTTTAGCCAACTGCATGTTATATTGAAACTCTTGTTCCATTAACTGCTGTTTTATTTGAGCTTCGTTTTGTAATCTTTGTATTTCAAATTGTGATTTAGCTTGTTCTATTTGAACCTTAGATTCTGTTAAAGCTTGTTGTTTTTGCACTTCAAATAAAGCTGTTTGTTCAGCTACTTGCGCATTAGCAGCAGCTTGAGCTTGCATATTTTGTTGAGCAATCTGTTGATCTCTTGCAGCTTTTTCCTTTCTTTTCTTTTTAAGAAACTCATTAGCTAGTTTTAGATTTTTAATATTTCTTATATCAATAGCATCTTCTAAGTCTATAGAACCTTGCTGTAAAGAGGCTTGTATGTTTTGTTCTAACATAGCTTTATCTTCTTCGTCAGGTTCAAGCTCTATAAATATTCCAAAATCATGTAGATTTACAGCTGATAGCTCATCTAAAGTTCCTACGTTAAAGTTGGATATACTGTCTCTTAAAGCTGTTTTAGTTAAAGGAAACATTAAAGCATCATTAACTCTACAAGATACATTTTCACAAGTTTTTAGCGTTAAGTATAAGCTTGCTTGCAATATATGTCTAGTTGCAGTGTTTGAGTTAGCTGCTGCCATTTTTTGTAAACCAACTAAAGCGTTTTTATCAGGAGTACTTCCATCTCTGGCTTCATTAAGTCCGGTCACGTCTCTTATCATTTGTAAGTAATACTGATACGTTTGAATAAGAGATGCTATTTTAGCTTGACCATTAGAACTGTTTAATTCCTGTATAGGAACTTTACCTCTATTCATTTCACCGTCTTGAGTTAGAGATCTACCTACAATAGAACCTGTTTGAAAATACATATTCAAAGCCTCTTGCGGATTGTAATTAGTTCCATTACCAAGATCAACCTCAGCTAGTCCATCCATATCTAAATAAACACCATCAGGGACCATTCTAGATAATACTTGCTGTAGTTTTAAATGAGTTAACTGTATCATATCTGCAAAACCAGTTACTCTTGACACTAACGATTCTATACGTCCCTTGTACATTCTAGGAGCGCATATGTTATAATTCATATTTACTTTAGTAGTATTAGCAGCTGGTCTTGTCATGTTTTCAGACATACCCCAAGATAACATCATAGGATGTCCTAAGACTTTAGCGCCTGTATATAAAACTTCAATAGTTCTAGATACTCTTTTATATCCTTGAGCATCTTCAGGTGGTATAAAAGTATCTTGCTTTTCTAATGTTTTCTCTAAACCAGTAGCTCCTTCTTTTATCTTAAACACTTGATCCATGAAGGTCTTGTATTCAAAGTATAAAACTTGAACTGTGTTTTGGTCTTGTCTTCCGTTCCAGTTTCTAGTATACTCAGAATTTCCTTGATACTTTTCTAAGTCTTCTACTTGAGCAGCGTTTAAGCTTGGAAATTGTTTCTTTACTTCTGGTATTGTTAAACTTTTTACTTCACCTACGTAATATAGATCTTGAAAATTAGGATCGTCTGTATAGGACCACACAAGCGTTGATGGATCAACGTAATCTAAAACAATACCTTCAGATACATTGAAATTAGTTTTTACAGCTCCTATACCTAAAACCGTTAAGTCGTAGTTAACTCTTTTTCTAATAAAATCGTATTTGTTTTTATCTAATACTTGGTTTATAAGCTCTTCTTCAGCTATTTCAATAGACTGTTTGTAACTCAATTGCATATGAGCTGGTAGATCTGCTACATCTTCTACTGTTCTAGCTTCACCTGTAGATTTAGTTAGATCTTGATCTTCTCCCCATTCAGCTTTAACAGCTTCAATATACTGCTTAAGCTGTATATCTTCCATAATTCTTTGAGCGTACTCAGTTCTTTTACGTACTGATTCTGGGTCTTGTGCAAACGTTTTTACTTCATAACTTCTTTGAGACATACCATTTACAACTATATCTACAAACTTGCTTAATATAGGTACTGGTTTCCAGTCTAAGTTTAAATAAGATAAATCTCCATTTATTGATAGTTCATCTTTATACTTTTGTACAGGTTGTTCTCCTCTAGCGTATAGACGTAAGTAATGAAAATTGTTATAGTTTGTTTGAAATCTATAACCATTACTTCTATAGTTTCTAAACCATTCACCTTCAATAGCTCTTCCTACTGCCAGTCCGTATTCTTCAGTAGCTTTCTCAGCCATAGGTACTACCTGATCTGGGAATGTGCTATTACTATTAGTATAAATCTGCATCTATCTTATTATTTTTGAAATTGATCCTGTGTTATCATAAGTCTTCATCTGTAAACTTACAGGAGTTTTTGATTTAATTGCTGTAGGTCTATATTTATTTTTATTGCAAGCCATTATAGCTAGTCCAGAACTAATAGAAGCATCATACTTAGTTCTATTATTAATATTAAATTTAGCCCAGTCTTCTAGTGTCTTTTGAAAATACATTGTTCCATACCCATTTGTTTGTAAACCTACACTTGTTTCTATGTAGCTTTCAATAGCGGCCGCATGTGCTTGTTTTATATCTTCACTTGAGTTAGGTATACCACCTATTTCTTTTTCTGTAGTGGATAATTTACTTAAAGTCTTATCAGGTCTGTTCATACTAAACCCTCTGTATCCTCTTCTTTTTAAGTAATATAATAATCTTGGTTTATTGTTTTCACAAAGCAGTGGCATTCCGTAAAATACTAAAGCCATAAGAACATCTTCAAAAAATGTTTCAGCTGTCTCTGGTCTAGCTATATACTCTAAAAAGAAATGATTAGGAGGAGCGTTTTCCATACTAAACTTAGTTAACCCGTGTAAAGCTCCATTAGAACCTTTACCATCTACTGTTCCAGAAATATCGTAACTATCACAGCCAAAACCACCAATGTGTTCATTACCAGGATACTTAATACCATTCCTTACTATCACATTGTTTTGAATACTTTTATCCGGAACCCAGCTTAAATTAAACCTACCATTGTTATTTGGGTGAAAAACAACCTCTGTATCTTTAATTCCTTGTGTCCATTGAAATGAACCTCTAGTCACATGAGTGTTATTGTTTAGATCTTCATTGTAGTCTATTTGCTCATATATTTTAACTAAGTTAAATAAAGACTGTTTAGTCTCATCTCTAAAAGCATGCTTTGTTGTTCTTGGAAATTGCCTGTAAAATTCGTTTAATCCGTCTTGGTCTCCTTTAAGTCCTTCAACTTCGTTTTCCCAGTGTTCGATAACTCCAATGTTAATTCCTTCTCCATCAATTCCAGCGACTTCAGTTTTTGGCGTATCGAAGACAGGTAGTCCATAAGTATCAATGTATCCTTCGTAGGACCATTCCATAGGGATGAATAAACTATAGAGTCCCGAGCTTGTTTGACCATTCTTATTTCTTCTCGTAACGCTTGAATCATAATATAATTTCTTAAAATTGTTTCCTCCTTTATCTAAATCGTTTGATGTTGATCCCATCATACACTTACCAATAACTCTACTACCTAGTCTTAACGTAGTCTTTGTAACTCTCCAGTTGTTTAATATGTTATCAGGTCTTTCCCACTTACCGCTTTCATCATGTGCTAATATCTTTAGCTTTTCACCATCATAACTATTGTCACCTGTGTTCTTCCAATCAATAGTTGTATCAAGACCTACAATATCTGATAACTTAACATTGTCATCAAGCTTTCTTCTAGTTAGTTTAGAAGCTGGTACCCTGTAGGCGAGCTCTGTTTTAGGACGATCCATACCATCTTGGATCGGCTTGAAGAAAAACGGATAGTTAAGAGATATGGGTACGACTTTATCC